CCGTATCAGTAGTGGGTACAGGTGCGAATTGTGTATATAAAAAGTACCCCAAAACTCCCAGAACAACTAAAACTATGAATACAAACAGGATAATTAAGCCTTTATTCCCAGTTGCCGCCGGGGGTGCAGGGGGCGCTGGGGCGTTTGCGGTAGCCGCCTTCATATTAATTCTCAATATAAAATAATGGACCTGTACGACTTTACAAATCATCTTGCACTCAGAATTAAACTTCACAAAGTGTCAGGGTCGGTGGTTCAGCACACCGCTTTACTCAAAAAAGGTCTAGAATTGAAGGGCATCGAGTGTAAAATGATTAAAGGCTATTGTATAATACCAGAAACAAAGGAAGCGTGTGTACATTACTGGGTACAAACGGTTCTAGAGGGGCTGGATCTTGATATAGGGTTCACTATTGCTAAACTTAAATCACCTGAACTAGAGGCTCTTCACACAATTCTAGTTGATGAATTACCAGAAGGGTTCGAACGATCTGACGCGGATGCGATTGAGATCACGAGTGATAACGAGCGGCTCTTCGACCTGTACCACAAAGACCCAAAGACCTTCTGGAAGGAAGCTCCTTCATTCAAATTTTGAATTACTTTCGATCGATAGTAGTTTCCTAATTTTTGGGTCTACGCACGTCTGTACTGACTTGTAAATCATATTGAAAATAGGATTAGCATTCGTTATGACAATCTTTTCAAGTAGATTTTTCTCCGGTCTGATATTCATACACAAATCAAGCATTTCACATGCCATTTTCGAATTCAATTTAGAAATTGGAACACCTTTTAGGTTCACCTCTATGATTTCCTTGAGATTTCTGCTCTCAACGAACGCATCGAGTTGAGCGACAATTGGTTTAATTTTATTAAGAAGTTCCTCAGTTTCGACTTTGGTCTGTGGCTGAATTGCTATGTACTTGTCACCCATGAACTCTATGTACAGATATTTACCCTGTGGGTAAAACCTAAGTAGTTCTGCCATTGGTCTAAATGAAACCAAACCTTTTAACTAAAATGAACACAAGTACTAACAACACAAAAAGTGCAAGGTACCCACCGTATTCGTTTTCTAAAAAGAGTGCGTTATGATATATAGGTATCCTGGACGGGTCGAGACCTATGACGGAATAAACAAGGCCTACATGGTTTGCCAGCCTCGTCGTAGTGAAAAATGATGCTAGGGGCATCTGCGCCAATTGAACGTCCGCTCCTCTCCAATTCTTTGGGGTAAATTGTACTAGTTTACGTGCACACTCCTGTGTGATGAGGTAGGCCATTGTGCCGAGGCACCGCCCTTCGTCCATGTCACGCGTAGCTCGGCCTTCACTTACCGGTGAGATGTACTCGAGGTAGACAATCTCCCAAAACTTGGGAAATTCCAGCTCACTAATTCGTTTCTTAAATTCATCACATAATTCCACATCATCTTCAAATATGAGAGCAACCTTGTAATCCTTTTCGATCATGTCATTCCATATGGCATGATGGCTCATGAGACACCCGAAATCTCCTGGATGGAGTCCGGGTTTCAAATTTGATTTGGTAATTCCTTGAGCACCGGAGTCAAAAGCCTTGGTGAATTCAACTTCTAAATTAGCCTTTTTAAATTCCTCCTGCATTATAAGCCTTCTTTCTGTACATCGCTCCAGGTTGACACAATAGGCATGGTCATATACCATTTATATACCTGTCCATTTTCTTATCAAGAATTTTACGAGAAAAGACACGAGCATCAAGGCAAGAAGTCCTCCAAACTTGGCGTCGACGTAACGAGCAAAATAAATTAACCATTCCTTGTGAAATCGTTCAATTCCAAAACCAATTTCACCAACATATGGCATATCTGAATAGGCAATTGTTTTGTCATTTGAAATATATGTCTTCAACGGCACGACTGTCAAAAAGTTATCTATTTCATAATTCAAATCATCCGGACTGAAGTGGGCTAATTTATTTGCAGCACCTGCACTGACTATGTAGGCTGCAGTACTTAGACATTTACCGAGCGTAAAAGACTTTGACGGTTTATCAAGTACTATAGGGGCTATACGTGAAAAATATAACAGGTCCCAATCACCTGGTTCCTCAAGCTCCTCAATTTGCTTTTTAAATTCAGAATTCAAAATCACATCATCCTCAAAGATGAGTGCATTTTTGTAACCCTTTTCCAAAATATCCTGATAGATCCAGAGGTGCGTCTGGTTGCACCCGTACGTGCCAGTGCGCCCGATGGCCTTGGCGTCACACGCCTTAAATATTTCCACCTCAATATCAGCTTTCTTGAATTCAATTTCCATTTTGGCACGACGTTCAACAGATCTCTCAAGGTTGATGCAATAGATGTGATCAATCTTCATCCTCACTATCCTGTTTTTTATCACTGGGAATTAATTTAACCATATTGCGCATGAAAGGGGGGAGGAACCCTCTTACCGTTTCCACGAGTGTATTGAAAAACGTGCCACCTCCACTCACTTCACATTCCTGAAGTAAAATGCAGTTTTTGGTGTGCTCGTAAATATTCCATATGATGCGCACCATGACCATTGGTTTAATTTCATTAACTTGAATTCCATTCAAATTCGCTGAGCACGCCTGATGCCATCCATTTTTAATACACATCTCTTGAATTTTGTCAATGACTGGATAGAAATTGTCACAGAAGTCGTCGGCTTCTTCAACAGTGTCAGGCTGAAGCTCGATTAATTTACTCATGAGAATTTCTATGCAAAGTGTCTTGGCGTCTGGATCCGGATAGAAGACTAACCAGTCACACATTATTTTATGAATCTATTTTTTGATTTATTTTATGGCGCGTATATAAATGTTGGAAATCATTAAAATCCTTGGCGCAGGGTACGTGTCCATGTGGTGTTTCATATTTGCATTTCTAATATCAATTGTCCTTGACAAATTCATAGGTCCATATGACAAAACAAAATCAAAAGCGCGTATCTTTACAGAAATTGCCCTTCAGTTTGCTTTGGTTGGTATGATACTCTACGTCACACGGGGTTTGATAAAGAAGATCCCGTTCCCACTCGAGGGGGTCTATGGTTACACGCACTCTTCACTCGGTGAACTTCGCAGCCTGCCAGTGTTCGTTTTCATATTCATGTTCTTCCAGAAGAATTTACAAACTAAAATGAATGCACTTATTTGAAATAATTATTATTTTCACTACTTTTTCATCAATATAAAACAAGAATTTAAAATTTAAGTACTGTTAAATTTTAAACTCTCCCAACAGGGTTCGAACCTGTGACACCCAGGTTAACAGCCTGGTGCTCTACCAACTGAGCTATAGGAGAAGGTTCCAGGGAGAATCGAACTCCCATTACAGGCTTCAGAGGCCTGTGTACTAACCATTATACGATGGAACCAGAAATGCCTCTGTTGAGTTTTGATCTCAATACCTCTCGCTTACTAAACGAGTGCTCTACCAATTGAGCTACAGAGGCGTCTGCGCACACGGGGAATTGAACCCCGCCTTGAACCTTGGAAGGGTTCTGTACTAACCACTATACTATGTGCGCTTATTTCTGACCTGCCGGAATCGAACCAGCGACCTAAGGATGAGTGACCACCCTGAGCAGAGCACAGGCTCTACAGTCCTTCGCTCTACCAATTGAGCTAAGGTCAGATACTATTACCATGGGGTTTATTTACGTGGGAATAACGCACCTCACAGATATGATTTTGTTCGACATACAAGTCACTGTCCCACGGGCCGACTTCGGGGGTCCTTGAGAAATGTCGGCGCCTACGGCGCACATAACCTTGACACGTCCGGGACCCTTTTGTTTACTGTACCACGCAGCAACTCCTGCAGCCCAATGAATATCGTCTTCGGATACCCGCCCACCTTTGGGAACTCGGAGGAGGACATGGGCTCCTGGACATTCATGGGCGTGGAACCAGAGATCATGTGACCTGGCAACGCGAAGTGAGATCTTTTCATTCTCGGCTGCGTCGAGGCCGACCAGAAGTTCAAAGCCGTCTGGTGAAGTGTAGCGGCGAGGCATTTTTCATACTAATACTATAGCGTTTCATTCCTTTATGACCCCGGCGGGGGTCGAACCCGCAATCTTCAGCTCGCTGACGAAAAGAGACCGTGTCTCTTGAGTAGAAGGCTGACGCATTATCCGATTATGCTACAGGGCCGTTTGCTCTAGGTGAGATTCGAACTCACGACTCCGGGCTCATAAGACCCATACTCTAACCAACTGAGTTACTAGAGCGTCTAGTAGCGGCGGGATTCGAACCCGCGAAACGCGAAGGTATTGCATCTTAAGTGCAACGGATTTGACCACTCTCCTACACTACTGTTAATTTAGAGTATATATCTTCTTCGGGGACTTCACCTCCGTCCTGCAACCTGGGCAATTTTTCGAGTTAGTATACAACCAGCATGCTTCACACATCATGTGACCACATGGGTCCAAAAACACATCAACGTATCTTTCCATGCATACAAAGCATTGAAACTTGGCGTAATGGGCCGCGTTCGTGTTCGTGAGCACCTTCTCGACCGCCTGAACCTTACCTGACAGGGCTGCTATATTCTGCTTGATTGCTGGGATATTCTGTTCGTTCTCGAAGCTGTATATCATATCAGACATCTTACCCTTTAAGTCATCACTACCCTCCAACTTTTCCTGAAGTTTCTTAAGAGTTTCAAGCTGCCGAGTTTTCAGTGCCAACTCGGCATATAATGCAGTTACCTGATGTTTCATAGAAATATATTCCTTCTTCTTGTCTCCAAGGACCGTCTCGAATTCCTTCCAATCATCTGACAACTCAACTTCGTCTGGAGTTATATGGAGCGTGTGGGCATCGAAAAGAAACGTGAAGTTCATATTACAAGAACATAATAAAATATCCTTAATTAATAAATGGCAACACCCGTACCGGTCGACCAAGGTCTTCTGTCAATTTTAAATTCGAAATTACCTGGGTGCGAATTCAATACACGGGTCGCACAATGGTACACATCTAATGGAGCAGCAAAAAGCGTTCCCAAAGGAACGCCGTGTCCAGACGGTTACAACCCCATACCAGAACAATCAGATCTGGCTTCAGACGCAACTTATCAAGCTTGTGGTAAAATTTCTGCGACTGGACAGATGCCACAAGAATATGTCGATGGATTTATCGCGTGTCAGAACAAGTTGTCGGCGCCATCACCGGGGGGAACAATGAATTGGCTGCCTTGGCTGATAATTGCTATTATTTTAATAGTCGGCGCTGTAGGGATTTACTTTATATTTAATCAGGCACCACCAGCGAATGTACAATAAAAATATAGTCAATTAATAAATGTCATCCCCAGTAAAGGAACTTCAGGATGGTATCGTACTCGTCGTGGCAGCCTTTCTCCTCATCACGGGAGTTCAGATATTTTTGAACAAGGATGAGCAGACCAAGCCGGCATCAATTTCAAGAGCTCTCAGCCTTATGCTCTTCGGCCTGTTTCTGTTCGGTCTGTGGTACTCTGTGATGCGCGTGCCAGCTACCGGCGCAGCCGGGGCATACAGGGCAAACAACCTGTACCGGTCGAACTATCGGACGGGGGGAGGATATATTTAACTAAATTGTGTTCCAGCATAACCTCAAGTTCCGGAATGTCAAATTCTTCAGAGCATTTAATGAGAACAGACGTGACAAATTTATCAAAATCCTCCACCTCAATACAATATGCTATAGTTTTAACTTCTTTGATGATGTCACATGGATTTTTGAATTTCAATTTGCGAATTGAATTCATTATAAAATCCATTTGACGTTTTTCTATGAGCAGGGCTACAACCGAAAGTCCTAAAGTGATATCTGTCCGTCCTATTTGATCCATGACCCATGTAGTCAATTTAGATCCCTTAATATCTTGTGGTGGGTCTAGTTTTGCGGCAATTTCCTCAGGAGTGCTCATTTATTTTAGCACCTATTATTAAATGTCGGGTATGGACTTTAATTGGACAACTAAAATGATAGGCGCTCTACTCACACTTACTATGTTCACTCTGTCAGTGACTAGTATGGTTGAGGCAGGCTCGAAGAAGCCACAGGACACCCCTCAGTTCATTTTCGCAACGATATTCCTGTTCATGGCCATCTTCCTAGCGATAAAAACGAAAGACGCTTTCATGTAAATATGAAGCATCTCATCGGTCTGCTTGAGGACTGTGAGATTAAAACAATTCAGGAACTCGATGAACGCATGACGCGTGTGGCTAAATTCTGTGAATTTACAGTCGTGTCGCAAGCGTTTCATCAGTTTGAACCCTTCGGGGCCACCGGTGTCCTAGTACTGGCCGAAAGTCATTTTTCGGCCCACACGTATCCAGAACACCGTAAAGTATATTTGGACGTTTTCTGCTGTTCGGCAGATTTCGATCCTAAAAAATGTGCAAAGATTATTGAATTGATTTTTGGGGGTAAACTCGAATGGCATGTTGTCCTTCGATAGTTCGTCTCCAAGAACCTTGATCGTTCTTGGGGCCGAAGCCCGGTTTTTTTGGCGAATGCCGAAGCATTCATTTTTTTAATTTTTAGATTAGGTTTCTAGTTGGAGAATGCAAGGCCACCCATGCCGCTCTGGATGCGCAGGATGTTGTAGTTCACTGCGAACATCTTCTGCAGAGAGTAGTTGGCCTGCACGGCGGAGCCGCCGGTCTTCAGTGCGACTGACACCTGAGCGTTGTCAATGCGAGAGAAGTTGCAGGTGCCGGTTGGCTGGTGCTCCTCGGGCTGCAGAGCGAAGGAGTACGTGTAGATGCCTGGGTAGGGCGTACCGGTGTGGTACATCAGTGGCTGGTACTGGTTGAAGTACTTGCCCAGCTGCTCCTTGAAGCGGTCCTGGCCGTTGAGCACCAGCTTGAACTGGTGCAGGGGGCCGACCTCGGTGGTACCCTGGGTGCGGTCGCCCTCCTCCACCCAGTAGCTGGCGAAGCTTGCTGCGGCGGCGTTGGCCAGCAGACGGGGAGCACCGATGGTGTGGGGCAGGTACTGCAGGGAGCCGACGGCGGCGCTGGCCACGGGGTTCAGGGTCACCTGCACGTTGGAGGTGGTGGTGGAGAAGTTCCACATGGCGTTCAGGTTGGTGGAAAGGGTCGTGTTGGGGTTGGTGTAGCACCAGATCAGCTCCTTCACTGGGTGGTTGAAGGACAGGCGCACCAGGGAGGGGCCAGTCTCGGAGGAGTTGGTGATGCTGTCACCGCCGGTGTGCTGCACCTGCTCGATCAGGTACTCGTGACCCTTCTGGGCGAAGCGGCGGCGCTCCTCAGTGTCCAGGTACACGTAGTTGGCCCACACCT